CGAGCGTTTGGAGATTAAATCTCCGCAGGATGCCATACGTCGCAAGTGGGTCGCTGCCCGCGCCGTCGTTCGACGAGGTATAGACGTACCCGCGTGTATAGTCGATGGCGAAAGTCGTGCCATAGGGTTCAGTGCTGAAAACATCCGTCAGCCCACCTTCGGCTACAGTCAGCGGATTGCCAAGAACAACGGCGCGAGACGGCGTAGGCGGCGGCTTAAACGACATCTCGACCGTGATATTCGGGATGCGATTGCCGTAGTCCGCGAGTTGAAGTGTGTCGAACATGATGTACGCCAAGCCTCTGAAGGCGGGCGTCAGCGCAGCGGTCTTATCCGCTTGTATGAGAGGATCAGGCAACTGTGTCTCAGAGCCGGTGTAGAGCTTAAACTTCAATCCCTTCTTTGATGTGTTCGTCCCCGTGCCTCGTTTATCGTAGATGGTTTTTCCGTCTGCCCATATTCTGAGAATACGGTCAACTGTGCCTTCAGCCAAGCCCAACGCGAAACTCGCGGAATAAGTGTAGGTGATGATTTTGTTGGTCGGACCGCCGCCTTTACCGCCTTTTTGTTTTTTGACATGCTTTTTCTCCTTGATGCCAGATGACCAGATGATGTTCCCCGCTGCGCGAGCAGTGCCGAAGCCGATAGCGATAGGCGCTCCGTAGGCCGAACTCGATACCGTCAAGTCGCCGAGCCTCGGCCCCTCTTGCGTCGTGCCTTTCGGCGGGAAGAGAAGATTACCGAGAACCGAACCGATGACCCATCCGAGCGCCTCTTGGCCGAATGACGCTCCGATCATTGACCCGACGAGGGGGAGAACTAGCTGTGCCATTATTCAACTCCCCGAAACTTGAAGCCCGCAATCCACTTCGAGCGCCAATGCGCGTCGAGCGGTTCTTCGAGGACTTTGCGATGACGGGCATCGGCGTGAATGATATATTGCTGGCCATATTTCTCTGAGACGATGGCCGAGTGGCAAGGAAACATCTGGTCGCGGAATAAGACTACATCACCGGCTTGAAGCTGAAGCAACGGCACTTCATCCAAGTGTTCGCGGAAGACGTTGACGAACTCCTGCCCGCGTGTGTTGCGGACGTAATCCGTGCGGTCGAATTCGGAGAGGCCAAGCGCATGTGCGACCTTGACGACAAGACCGGCGCAATCTATCCCGTTCTTCGTGCGGCCTTGATGCTGCCACGGCGTACCGAGCCATGACCGCGCTTCCTCTACAACTGATTTTCGGTCATTGGGCATCAGGATATTTCCCCAATTCGTCTGTGCCAGGGACGAACGGCTCGCCCCTGAAGTTGAGGATGTTGTCGAACCTTACGGAGCATGTCTCCGAGCGCTTATCACAGCCAGGGTACAGGCGCAGCTTATCGCCAACTTGAATCGTGAAGTTCGCGGGCAAAAAGAGAGTGAGGACGCTGCCGGTCTGTACCCATGAACGTATTTCTATGGTGAAGCCCGCGTTGTCGCCGGTCTCAAAAGTGAACCCGCCGCCGTTGAACCAGCCGTCAACGGCGCGGGCTTCTGAAACCGTGATGGTAAACTGGTCATTCGTGATTGTCGAAGCAACAACGGCAGCGCGTGTCCAACTGTCTCGGGCGATGAAATCTGCGCCGCCGTCAGTCGTTGTGTTGCCGATGGTCGTGTCATAGACTGGCTGCGCGACATCGGTTGTCCCGCCTACGGTACACTCGTAGTAGCGGTCTTCATAAGCGTCCTGCGTCGGCTCGCCGCCGATTGTCGTCACGACACCAAAATCTGTTTGGACACGAACGAAATCCCCTACGGCATAACTCGTACTTCTTTGTACGAGCGGCGGACGGACGGGAATTTTGCACCGGCTGTCTCCGAGATCGGCGCGGCATTCCGCCTGATAGACTTCTCCGACATTCTGGCTGAGAGCCTGCGTCATGCCCCGCAACTCCGATTTAAAGTACCCCTGCGGCGTCAGGATGACTTCGCCGAGCCATCCGCTGCGAATTCTGAGTGCGCCTTGCGTCAGGTCAGACCAGTTGACAACCATGATGCGGATTTTGCAGTAATCAAATAGACCGGCGCGGAGGTCGGTATCCGTGAGGGAGGCGCTGTCGAAGACGCCAACGAGATCGAGGTTGTCTACGCTCATGCCCGAGTTGTTCTGGACGGCGGTGCGGTTGTACCCGACGCGGGAGAGATAGGTGTCGCCCTCAAAAATAATGTCAACGTCGTGATCGGTGAAGAAGAATTCAATACCGTCGTTGCGCGTAAGCTTCCACAGCGTCGCGAGCGTTGTGACCGTTCCATCGAGGTGCGCCAGCAATGCTCCGCTTACGTTTTTCATGCTACTCCCCGCGTACCTCGACTAAACTAATTTGCGGTACAGCGCCCGCCGAGAATATCTCGACGTTGATATTCAGGACATCGGTATCAAAGCGGACCGGCACATCGAATTCGCAGATGACGCCGACTGACACGCTGCCTGCTGGCGGAGACGTAAAGGTGATTACGCCCGTCAGGTAGTTGGCCGACCAGTTGCCGAACTGTTCTACGCCGTCGAAGAACACACGCAGCGTCCCGCTGACCGGCTTGTAGATAGGCCGGTGAAAGGTGTAGCCGCCATTTGAATAGCGCTTTTCGATCTGGAATGTCAATGCGACGGTATCGCCGACGCCGATTTCTTGCGGCGTTGGGTCATCGCCGATTTCAAAATCCGACCAATCTTTGAAACGGAATGAATGGGCGCGGCCTTGTCGGGCGTAGAAGAAAGTCAGGACTTCGCTGTAGGCTTCTTTGGTATCGATTCCGTAGCCTACGTCCCACTCGCCTTTTGTGCGCTCCCACTCGATGTTGCGCTTCTCGAAGCCGGATGAGAGCATGAGGATGTTAGTCTTAAAGTGCGGACCGCCCTGCGCCCCGCGTTCGACGGCATCGGAAAGTTTTGTGTCGTGGAAGGCCATATCAATTATTCCTCTGATTGGCACGAGCGAGGGCGGCCTGCGTCCGTGCAAGAATTTGGCTCTGGCTGCGGTTGAAGCTTTCCGCATCCGGCGTCTGGATGTTCATCACGACGCTGACCGGCCTGCCGCCGCCTCCTGCCTGACCGCGAGGTGTGATAGAGACGTTTTCGCCCTTCGTAGCGCGGAAGGCGACCAACTGTTGATCCGTGCCATACCCGCCTCCGCCGACCTCGAAGTTGCCGCCGTTTGCGAAGGGTAAAAAGCTCCTGATGCCGCTGAAGATTTTACCGAACATATCGCCGAAGCCGCCCCCGCCGCCGCCGGTTGACCATCCCTGACCAGGCGTGAAGATATCGCCGCCTCCGCCTCCGCCGCCCAAACCGCCTATCCAGTTGGCAAGAGGGGCTGTAATGGCCTGCCGGACGGCAAGGCGCGTGATGTCCGCCAGGATGCTGTCTACAAGCCCCTTGAAGTCCATTTTGCCCGTTGTGACGAACTCCACGAGGGCGTCTTCCATGCTCTTGAACGAATTGACCATAACTTCTTCGGCCACTTTCGCTACATTGCCAAACTCTTCCTGAATTTTTAGCAACCCGCGAGTTATGCCGCTTTCCATGTCTCTGCCCGCTTCGAGAGCGGCGATTTTCAACTGCCGGAGCTTATCGGCGAATTCTGTCGCGGATATCGCGCCCTTTTCGAGCAGCCGGTTCAAGGTGTCCTGTCCGAGCATAAGGTCTTGCTGCGCCCCGCGAATCGAGTTAAGCATCTCATCCTCTTCTCTGAGCGCCCGATTCGACATCTGAAGAGCCTGCACATGCTCTAGCTCGGACGCGGTGAGTTTGCGCCCCATTGCTTCCTGCACGGCCATCGTCTGAATTTGAATTTCACGCTCCCGCGTGGAGAGCTTCATCATCTCATTCTCTTGTTCGAGATCGGTGATGGCGTTCTTGTGAAGCTTCTTCAGGGCGAAGTCGTATTCATCGACTGTTATCCTGCCGCGCTCGCGAAGCGTGTTCAGCGATTTCTCTCCATCGATAATGTCCTGCTGCGGCTTACGGATGGCGTCGAAAGCATCTGCGACTTTTTTGTTCGCGTCAATCTCATCGAGAATGAGCATGACCAATTCTTTTTGCTCTTTGGTCATCGTGTGGCGCAGCGAGTTATTTATCTGGACGAGCTTCGCGTACTTTTCCTGCTCCGCGTTTGTCAGCTTTGAGAGTTCAAGTTCGCTCTGCAAATCTTTCAGGTAGTCCGCGAACGTCTTT